TCACTTCAAGACCTTCGTCAGATTCTTCAGCTGGCGGTAATCCGTCAGATCGACCTGCACGGGAACCACCGCCACGTACTTGTTGGCCAGCGCCCATTCGTCGGTGTCGGTGGCTTCAGGCTCGCCGTTGACGAATTCGCCCGTGAGCCAGAAATACTCCCGGCCCCGGGGGTCTTCGTGGCGGTAGAACTCTTCGCGCCAGAAACCGCGGTTCTGGCGGCAGAGTTTCATTCCCTTGAGTTCCCCGACGCTGCCGACCGGAACGTTCACGTTCAGGCACAGCGGCAGTTCGACCTCCGCGGCGAAGATGTCGCCGACGATCCGCCGGCCGTAGACCACCGCAGCGGCGAAATCGGCGTCGGCCCCGTGGTCGTCGAGCGACAGCCCGACAGCCGGACAGCCGTAGAAGCTGCCTTCGATGGCGGCGCCCATCGTCCCGGAGTAGAGGACGTTGACGGCCGAGTTGGAGCCGTGGTTCACGCCCGAGATCACCATGTCCACGCGCTCGTCGCGCAGCAGGTAGTCGAAGGCCATTTTGACGCAGTCAACCGGCGTTCCCGAAAACGCGTAAACCGCGACGCCCTCCTCCTCGCGGATGCGGCGCAGGTAAAGCGGATTGTACATCGTGATGGCCTGGCTCATGCCGCTCTGCGTCGTCTCGGGAGCCACGACCACCACGCGGCCGAAGGCCCGGGCGACCTCTATGGCAGCCTCCATGCCTTTCGAATCGTATCCGTCGTCGTTGGTTACGAGTATCAGTCTTTCATTCATCTTTCAAATCGTTTTCCCGCAAAGATACGAATAATATCGCGCTTTTTTCATGCAATAGTTGCACCGTTCGGAAAATTCTTCCTATATTTGCAGTCCCTTTCGGGCGTATATCAACCTCTTCCATTGGGCGCTACGGCAGATGCGGACGGGTACGGCGGGCGGAAAGCGAATGCTTCAGACGCAGCGCAAACCAATTCGCGGGATTACAGGCAAAGGACCTGTATGGTAGCCCCGGCGCAGCGGGAATGTCGAATGCGAAACACAAAAATTGTTGCAACAATGAACAAAGACGCAATCATCAAGCTCGTCAACGAGCAGATGTGGCCCAAGACGGACGCCGACGTGCCGTCGTTCAAGGCCGGTGACACGATCACCGTCTCCTACAAGATCGTCGAGGGAAACAAGGAGCGCGTGCAGAGCTTCCGCGGTGTGGTTATCCAGATCAAAGGCTCGGGCAAGACCAAGATGTTCACGATCCGCAAGATTTCGAACGGCGTGGGCGTGGAGCGTATCTTCCCCCTCTACTCGCCTCACATCGACAAGATCGAGGTCAACAAGATCGGTGTCGTACGCCGCGCACGCATCTACTACCTGCGCGACCTGACCGGCAAGAAGGCCCGCATCAAGGAGAAGCGCATGACCCGCACGGAGAAGAAATAATCCCGCGGTCGGAAAGAGAAAACAGGATGTCTGAAAAGGCATCCTGTTTTTTTGCGTCCGAAAGAAGCGCGGAACCGACCGGAGACGTCAGAGAACGATGCCGCCGGTCTTTTCAGCGCATCGTATTCAGCCTGGAGCCGGGCCAAAGCCGCCTCGTTGCAGCGTTCGACCAGACCGTGCAGGGCTGCGACCTCCTCCGGAGCGAGTCCCAGGCTGGCGACGATTTCGGGCGTCAGCCGGGATGGTTCTGTAAGGGGCAGAACGAAAACTCCAAAAGGGATAAAAGAGATGAAACGATTGTAAAGTAGATAGTTAGGATAGAACGGCCAAATTTTAGCTGCGTAATTTACCGTAATTTCAGTGCAGGAATTTCAAGGCGAAACGCCCCAATTCAATGCGTAACCGCAATATTCAGTGGTAATTCACCACAAAGACGAGCCCGCACGACCATTTAAACGTGGTTTGTGCGGGCTTTATAGTATAATGACCGATCTGTCCCCTATTTGAGCGAGTTCAGACGCAGCGACGCCTTGATAAAAGCAAGCGCCCGGATGCGGTTGATGTGTATCTCCATCGGTTTGTGGTGCTCGTTATAGCTGACCAGCACGATGTGATCCGGTGTATCTGATTTTTGCAGGTATTTCACCGAAACGTACTCGTCTCCGTCAATGTCGAACGAAATCAGATACATTTCACCCCATATAATGCTGTGCATGATGTCATGTACCTGCTTGTAAAACACGATGTCTCCGCTTTTCAGCAGCGGGTACATCGAATCCCCTACGATACGCAGTCCTCCGTCGCATTTGGGGATCAGTGTCGTCTCCATGACCTCGACGATCGACTGGCTGTATTGATCTGCAAACAGAGGAACAAGGCCAGCGACGGCCTCCATGTCATATATAGGTATCTGCTGGCGGTCAATCAGACGATCGGTTCGCAGTTTGAAAACCTTATCTACGGTAACATCGGCGACATTCTTCTCGAAGCTTTCTTCCCCTTTCGGGTATTCTGTATTTGATGGTGTTTTTTGGAGTTTTCGTTTACCATCAATTTCCCCATCAATTTTCCCATCATTTGATTTGATGGTGTTTTTTGGAGTTTTGGTAAGCAAAATTTCTCCCCGACCTGTCAGTACCCAATCTATATTCAAAAATTCAGAATATTCTGACATTGCCAGTTTATTAAAGAAGTCGAAACTGGGCGCTGATTTCCCATTCACAATATCGTAAATAGTTTGCGAGCGGTTATATCCTAACGCAAGAGCAAATGCATTAGGCTTAATCCCCAATGCTTCAATTAGTTTAGAAATCCTTTCAGAAATTTCTGTATTTTTATGCTCTTTTTTTTGCATTTCAGAATATTCTGCAATATATTTGCGTAAAGTTTAATGCACAAATGTATTTAAAAAATTCGATTATGAGCACAGAAAACCGAGAAAAACGACTTGAGGCCATTCGGAACGGTCTCCGGCGCGGGGATAAGAAGCATATCGCCCGCCTCGCAGGCGTGCATCCGGTGTGGGTCTCCTACGTGATCATGGGACGCGGAGTAAGTGAGCGAGTTCTGACGATCGCCGAGGGAGTGATCGCCGAACGAGAACGACAAAATTAGCATTCAACAATATGAACGACGAGTTTTTAATCATCCGCTACCATGTCACGTCTCCCCTTGTATCTGATGTGGCGAAAATAGTACATGAAAAGGTGTACCCTCGAGATGCCACCGGACATCTCACCATGAAAGACCCTCGCAACGAAATTATCTCGGCTCGCCGAGCTATGGAGATCGTCCGTCAGGAGAATCTGACGCTGGTCGTAGATAATGAACACGGGCTAATCTGGGCAAAAATAACGTATAAATAGCTTTTCATGGAACAGCCGAAAATCCGCTGTATTAAATGTCGGTGCGAGATCAGCGGCGCACATTACAATACCCCCGCAGGGCGGTATTGCTTCAAATGCTGGGACAAGGTTCCGGCCCGCAAGAAAAAGATGATGGAACGGCTGGCTATGGAGCGGTTTGCCAACCTGGGGCGCCTTTTCGAATAGCCAATCAGTGAGATAAGAGTAACGACAACAAAATGAAACAACTTAATACCGATAATAGTTATGATACGCAAATGGATAAAAAAACTTCTCGCACCGATCGTGCGAGAAATTATAAAGAGTGAACTGGTCGCCATCCGGGCAGCCGAAAGAGAGGCGGCAATCAAAAATGCGCTACAAGAAATTCGTAGCCCCAAAAGGCGGCTAAGGACCCCAGAAGAGATGCAGCGTTATATTGGTCATTAGCCGTTTGAGATTCGACATAAATATGAGCCACATGATCGTAAATATATTCATCAGGTTGACAAAATATACGTTCGTCCGGACTGGCCTCCAAATATTTGTCTTTGCATATCGGCTCCCCTTTGCAGAAACTAAACCCCATAAGGTCGCAGAATTGCTGCAATTTCGAGAAATCATAGACCTCCTTGTCTACGTTTTCAATCACAAATAGAAAATGGCTCTCCATGACAATCAATTTTAGTTAAATAGGTTTTGCACCCACAAGTTAACTAAAAATCCCGTGAATGCAAAGGCATTGTTTCGGAGCGATACCGACACGGGAGCAAAAACAAGGTTTTAAACGGCTTTAAACACGGTTTTAATGATACTGCCAAACGACATACTGATACGCGCGACCCCCGACGGGCAAACCGTCTGGGTGTCGCAGCGTATGGTATGCGAGGCATGTGGTATAGATGAGGACTATTTTGAAAAAGCCGGTCGGCCACGTTACAAATCCTCCCTATCACCCTCGTGGCGAAAGGTCGCCGATCAGACGGAGTTCTTCCTGGGCAAAAAGGAGGGCAAGGCTTGGCGTTGGGGCCGCAAGGGCGGGCAGTATTACTACGACTACGACCATATCCCGAACCGGAAACCGACCTGCTACCGGGACCTGCTGCCCTCGAAAGAGGAGTTGATCGCCGCCGTCGAGGATCAAAAGTTGGACAGCAGCCGTACCCGTCGGAATCGGATTGTCGACACACTGGATGAGAAGGTGAAGAATTACGAAAGCGTCGACGATTTCATCTATTTCTCGACTTTCACAATCGGAGACAAGGATATTTTTGACACCAGACGGGCGCGGGACTTACAACAGGCCGCTGCGTGGTGCCGGTTCCTGAAGAATGCCCCGGCCCTGATCGAAAACGGGTCTTTGGGCTTTCGAACCCTGACGGGATTATACAAGGTTTGTGCGGCCCGGATCGAGAAACTGGACCTGACGGGCTTCCGCATCAAATCCGCGGAATCGCTCCGGAAGAAGATCGCCGCCCTGCCCGACGGGGAGGCGATGCTGGCAGCCCTGGTGTCGGGCAAGTACTGCAATGACAACCGCCGGATCCTCGGCAAGTCCGAGATCGTGGACTACGCGACGGGCGAGGTGATGAAGTACGACGCGCACCAGGCGACGATCATGTCCTACTGGCTCAATCCGGGTCGCTCGCAGAAGGATTCGAAACAGACGCTCTACGGGCTCTACGCCTACGACATGGAGTGCCTGAACATTGAGCCTGTGAAGCTGTCGACCTTCACGCACTACATCAACAAATGGGATAACCGATATTTGTCTGCCGCCGAGCGTCACGGCAAGGCCTACGCCAAAAACGCGTTCCGGCCTTATGTGCCCTCTGAATCGCTCGAATATGCCAATTCGCTATGGGTTTCCGACGGTTCGGGCGTCGTTCCATACCGCTATCAGGACCAATACGGCAAGTGGCGCATGATGAAGATGTACACGATGCTGATCACGGATGTCGGCAGCCGCTACATGGTGGGCTATTCGGTCAGCCGCAAGGGCGAACATGTCGAGGATTTCCGGATGCTGCGCGACGCGATGCGCATGGCGTTGCTTGATAACGGCAAGACCGAGGTAATGGATTTCCTGTCGGACAACCACGGAGCCTATACCGGGGCCGAATCACAGGCATTTTTGTCATTGGCCTGCGCCTATCACCGCACCATCGCGCCGCACGATTCGCAGGCAAACCCTGCAGAGTGCATTTTCCGGCTGTTTAAACGCCATTTTAAAAGCTATTTCAACCTTCCTGAAACCTCGTGGAACGCCAGGAGCCTCGAAAGCATGGCGAATCCGGACTACTACGACATCATGGCCCTGCCGACCTTCAGCGAGGCACAAGGGCTGCTCGACAATGCGATCCAGGAGTGGAACACGACGCAACTCAAATGCGGCATGACGCCGGAACAATGGTTCCGGGAGTTCAAGAATCCGGCTGCCGGGCAGTACGACGCGCGCCGTTACCGGATGGTGACGGGCGAGGTGTCGAAATGCGACATCAGCTATGCGCGTTCGATTCTCGAGGTCGAACGCCAGGGCGCCAAATATAAGTTCGACATCCCGACGGATGCGGCAACCGTGGGCCTGATTGCCCGGCATATGGGGTACGCTCCGAATCTGAAGGTAACGGTATATTGGGATGCCGAAGGGGCCGATCTTTACACGCCGGACGGGGTCTATATGTTCACCTGTGCCCCGGCTCCGCTGGCCTCGAAAACATACGCAGAAGCTACGCCCGATGGGCTGCGGGCCCTGGGGCACCACATACAGAAGGGCGAGACCTATGACGCCATCACGGAGGAGTTCGTCGATGATGTGATCCGCGCGAAGGCCATCCTGTCTCCGAATTACCTTTTCAACATCCGGGACAACGCCACCAAGGAGGATTACAACGCCCTGCACGAGCAGATCAGCGCCGCCGAATATGAACGGGGCCGCGCGAAACTGGAGGCCAAGAAACAACGCGTCCGGGAGCGGGAGCGAAAGAAGGCAGACCAGGTCCAACAGCAGGCAGTGATCGACTACCACAAAAATCACATTTCCGATTTGTCAAAATACATCAAATAACCGCCTTATGGAAAAAATCAAAAAAGACGAAATTATTACTGCCGCCAAACAGTACATGCAGCGGCACGGCATGTCGCAGAATGCCTTGGCGAGGACTTGCGGAATCAGCGCGTCGTATCTTTCCAACCTGCTGAACGGGGTCTATGAATACAAATCCGGCCCTGACAAGGTTACGGAGATCGCCGACCGCTATTTCATTACGCTTGCATCGGTGATCGGCTTCGAGATCGAGCAAACCTTTTGGAAGGTAGAGCCTACGCCGCAGTTTGTGATCGCCATCTCGGCTCTCGAACGTGCGCATCTGAACTGCACCGCACGTTTCGGCGGCGTGAAGATGATCATCGGCGAAAAAGGCTGCGGCAAGACCACGGCGATCGACCAGTACTGCAAGGCCAATCCGACCAACACGTTTCGTGTGACGATCAACGCCGAGGACGGCATCCGAGACATCCTCGAGGAGATCGGTCGCTTGCTCGACCTCGACCTGCCGATGCAGAAAGGTGCACGCCTGCGCCTGATCGGTTCCGAGTTCCGGCGCCGTGCGCTGTGCGGGGAGCGCAACATGCTGATCCTCGACGAGGGCGAGAACACCAAACTGCCGGGTATCCGGGCCTATAAAGCCATCTATGACATGATCAAGGGATATGCGGCCTTTGCGATCGCCGGAACCGCCGATCTGCTGAAACTGCTCGACAGGCTCGAACTGCGCGGTGTCAACGGCGTGCCGCAGTTCAAAAGCCGGATGAAGGCGAACACAATTATTCTGCCGCCGATCGACCGGAAATTCGAGAACTTCATGTATAAGGTCAAGGATGAAAACCTCCGCAAAATCCTCGTCGAGCTCTGCACCGATTACCGGGAGCTCAACGACTACCTCGAGCCTGCGATCATCGCCGCGCACAAGGACGGCGTGGCGCTCACGGACGACTATTTCAGAACCATGTACGGCATAATGAAAAACAACAACAATGGGACAGCAAAACGGTATTAAAATCAGCCCGGAACTGATCGCGGAATTGCGCAGGTTTGCCGGGACAGTCGCCCAAACCGGGGCAAGCATCAACGAGATTATGAGTGTCGCGGATGCGATGCGGCAGACCTTCCTCGACAATTATTCGAAGGAGGCCCTGAAAGCGATCAAAACCATCAAATCGTAATCAGTATGCCCGAGATCATCGAACTAACCAAATCATCGGCGGCAAGTCTGGACTGTCTTTCATACATGATCGAATTGCGCCGTAAAAACATTCTCAAAGCAGAAAGTTTTCTGATGCAACACAGGGACAGCCTGTCCCCGGAGCGGATCGCGCAGATCGAGCAAGACCTGGAAGACATGCGTTCTGGCCTGCATAACATGGAGACCGACTATTGCAGTATCGCCGGGGAACCTTACACCGACAAACGTAATTCTTAATCAATATCACTATGAAGGACGAACTGAAAGACATGACCGCCGACCAGCTGGAACAGCTGCTCGAGCAGAAGCGGGCCGAGGAGCGCCAGGCCGCAGACAAACGGCGCCGGGACTATGAGGAGACGCGGGCCGACTTCGTGAAGCGTATGGCAGCCGAAACCCGTAATATCACTGGCCGGGTGCGCGAGTTCTACGACCTGGTCGTGGCCGAGACCGATGCTTTCCGAAAAATCATGCAGGAGTACGGAGCCACGCGCCGGGACGACCAGCTCGGCTACTCGGTGCAGGAGGGAGACTTCCGCCTCGAGGTGAAATGCAATCGGGTAAAATGCTTTGACGAACGGGCCGACGTGGCCGCCGCCCGGCTGATCGACTTCCTGAAGGCATGGATCGGCGGACGGGAGAAAGGGGCCGACGATCCGATGTACCAGTTGGCAATGACGCTCCTGGAGCGTAACCGCAAGGGCGATCTGGACTACAAGTCCATCAGCAAGCTGTATGATCTCGAGGCGCAGTTCGGCGATCCCGAATACTCGCAAATCATGCAACTGTTCAAAGAGAGCAACGTCGTTAACGGCACCGCCATAAACTTCTACTTTCACCAGCGCGACGAGCGCGGTGTATGGCACAAGATCGAACCGTCATTTAATCGCATGTAAGCCATGATCATCAGACCTTCCATATCCCTATTTATCATTCTCCTGGGGCTCAAATTGACAGATGCGGTCGATTGGTCGTGGTGGTGGATAACATGTCCGTTATGGGTCGATGCTTTTTTATACCTTATCGTTTTTGTTTGGTTCTTTTGTATAGAGATTCGCAAACAGCTACGTTCCTAATTCCCGAACGGTTTTCTGCGGCGGTTCGATCCCGCCGCCGGGAGCAACATGATTAAATTAAATATTGTAACAAAATGACCGAATTCGAACGCGGCGCAAAGGTTCGCCGGATCAATACCCTGATGTCGGCCTGCCGCCTGATCCCCAATCGGGAGGACATCCTGGCGTTGTGGGATGCCCGCAGCTATGACGAACTTACCGACGATGAGATCGTCGCCCTGCAGGCATATATGGAGTTTGCCCACCGGGCCAAGACGACCCCGGCCACTGACGCGATCCGGCGTCTCCGGTCGCAGGTCCTGGCACACCTGACAAAACTCGGGATGTACGCTTCGCCCGAGGACTGGACGAAGGTGAACCGTTTCCTGCTGCAGCGGCGGATATGCGGGCGTCTGCTCTATATGCTCGATGCACAGGAACTGCAAGCGCTGGTGCGCAAACTGCGGGCCATCGGAGACAAGAAACCCGCCACGACCTCACGGCCTTCGGTTCAGGTGACGCCGATCTACATCATTCCG